GCCAGCAGAAGAAGTAGTCCTCGCTGTAGGGGACGCGCTCGATGACGACCTCCTGGAAGAACCCCTGGTGCCTCTCGCCCGTGTTGCGGTCCGTGTAGAGGATGGCCGGGAACTTCTTCTCGACCAAGTCGTAGGTCTCCATGTGCGTCAGGAGCCCGCCTATCGCGCACTCGTACACCTGCAGGATGCCGTTTTTCTGGATTTCAACCTCGTGGAGGAAGTTGGCGCAGTAGTGCGGGTCCTTGCCCTTGACGGTGTAGAGGGCCCCGACTACGGGCTGGCGATGCGAGAGGAGTCGAAGGAGGCCCGCTGCCGTCTGCTCCACGTCGTCGTCGTGCCAGTAGATCCACTTCAGGTTCGGGTACTCCTTGGCCCGCAGCTTCCGGGCGTTGGACACCATGCGGCAGCGCCCCCATGTGCGCCCGCCCGTAACCACCGCCTGAATGAACTCGTAGGGGCAGCCCTCGTCGGTTGAGAGCGCGGCCAATTCAGCGAGGAATGAGGCGTGCTGCGCCGAGAATGCCTTGAGTTCCCGCATCGGGGTCGCCACGAGGACGGCGACCTTCATCTTCGTCTCCATGGCTTCGGGCGGGGATGGAGCCTCGCCCGAAGCGCTAGTGGATATTCCCTCACCTCCTTTCAAAGTGTCACTCATGGGCTTTGCCGATGATGTCGCGCTCGCGGCATCGTGTGAAGGTCTGGTCGTCATAGATAAAGTCGTCGCCGGCGATGTCCTTGACGACGATCCGGTCGCCGGGCTTCAAATTCACGACGCGCCTGCCCACGGAGACTACGGTCGCCAGGACGCTCGGGCCGTAGCGCGGCGTCCGCTCAAGGCTCTCGGGGATCAGGATACCCTTCTCCATGCAGGGCTTGGGCGCGTCCTTCCTGAACCAGATGTTCTCGCCTATGGCCTGAATCATTTGCCCTCGTCCTCCCCCCACTTGGGCTGGATCACGCGCCGCTCGGCAGGCACCGGATCGGCCTTCGGGAGCCCGGTCTTCGCAAGGTGCTTGTAGCCCTCCGGGTCCTGCTGCACCTGACGCGCCAGCTCGTCCACGGTCATGCCGGTAGTGGTCAGGCCCTTCGTCGGGCTCACGGCCTCGGCGGCGTCCAAGTCGGTCCACTGGCCCGTGACTTTGAGGAAGAGCCGGTACGCCTTGCTTGTGCGCGCCTTCTCGCGCCTCTCAAGGACGGGCTTTATCTCTCTCTCGAAGCGCCGCAGGGCCGCATTGTAGTCGACCGGCTTAGGCTTCACGCGCTCTATAATCTTCGGTGCCTGGTTCTGCCGGTAGCGGGCGTCCTCCTCAAGTTCCTGCTCCTTCAGTTCCCGGTAAAGGTGCTCGTCGCTCATCGTCCCCTCTGCGGCCTGTTTGCGTTCGCGATCATGGAGAGGCGCTTGGCCTTAGCCACCACCTCGTCGTGCTTCGGGTGCGGCTTCTCCTTCATGGGATTCTCCGGGTCGCGGTTCCAGTAGGCGAACCAGTCGGGGCTCGTCTTGTCGCTCCGTATCTTTTCCAAGGCCGCCTGAGCGGTCTCCGCGGTGTGCTGCGTCAGCGCGTCGTCGGACGTGTCGCCCTTCACGAGCCCCGCCTCCACCCCCGCCTTCCCGAGCCTAGTGAGGAGCGCGAACACGGTCGCGTTCTGCATGAGCGGCGAATCCTTGTCGACCCCCCACTTGAGCCCCGCCTTCTCGGCAAGGGCGCGTGCCGCCGCGTAGTCCATCCCCTCCTTGGCCGCAAATTCCCGTATGAGCTTGTCCTGACCCTCCCACATCGCCTTGACGGCCTCCTGCCCGGCCTTCTGCGCCACCAGCTGCCTCTCCGTCTCGTAGGCCACGAGCTTCTGGAGGGCCGCCGGGGAAACGCCCTCCTCGTAGGCTATCTGGGCCGCCTTGCCGACCGCCGCCTTGTCCCAAGCCGCGTCGGGGAGGTCCTTCGGCTTCTCGATCACGTAGCCCTCCGGCTTGTCCGGGGCCCCGATGGCGCGCCGCACGAGCGCCATGTGCTCAGCCCTCTGCTCCGGGGTCGCGTCCTTCGGGAGAGGCTCGGCGATCCCCTTTTTCCCCAGAAGGTCGTTCTTGCCCTTCCACGCCTTCGCGGCGTCGTCCCACGTCTTGAACTTGCTGAAATCCTTACCCACGTCGCGGATGTCCTCCGGGGCCCTCTCCCACCGCGAATGATCGAAGGAGCCGTCCTCCTTCAGGATCCCCTTCGACCAGTGCTCACTCGGTGCGGCGGGGCTCTGGGGGCTGGAAGGGCTTGAATCGGGGGTCGAGGCCGGAGCTGCGTTCGGGTCTAGACTGGCTGGCGCTGACGGTGCGGATGCGTCTGGCATTGGGTTGAAATGGATTTGGTTTCGCTTCCGGGTAGGTGACCGAGATTTTGCCTGACCTGACCTCGACCACTTTCAAAAGTCTGTACACTAGAAGGCCGCGCCCGCGCTCGCGGTCCCGGGGCGCTTCGAGAGGACGCGGATCGAGTTGTTCTTCTCCATCCGCTCCAGGGTCTCGTGCGAGTACACGTTCTTGAAGGGCTCGGTCGTAACCTGCTCCATCTCGCCGTCCGCGCCGCGCCTCTCGCGGTAGATTTCCTTCTTCGTGAACGTGAGGTGGGAGGCGCGGCGCGCGATGATCTGCTCCTCGGCCGTGAACTTGGTCGTCAGGTACTGCCCCCCGTTCGTCCCCTCGACCGGCTGCGTCACCGTGCGGACGACCGTGTCGCGCACCCAGCACTCCCTCGGGTCCGACGGCTTCTCCTCCCCCTGCTTGAATTCACGCAGGTACACGCCGAGCGTGTTCTCGAAGCGCACGGGGGCCCACTTGTAGAGCCAGTCCAAGTAGTCCGGCGTCAGGTCCCCCTGGAGCGGGTGGAGCTTGGGCTCCGGCGGGGCCTTGGCCGGGACCACGTCCGGCACCTGACCCTCGATCAAATGGTTCACGATGTGGATGTCGAGCGTCGGCAGGAACGCCGCCACGCTCTTGTGGTAGGTGTCCCGGAGCTCGCGCGATACCCAGTAGATCGTCTGGTATCCGCCGGGCGGGTCCAGGCGCGCGAGGATCGTCTGCCTGTCGCGGTTGATGCCGCGCAGAAGGACAAGCTGGTCCTTCTTGTTCACGTCTAATTCAGTCTGTTTGTCGGCCATGTTGGATTATGGTTTCACTCTCTTTCTGGACACTTTCAGGGCGGGGGCCGGCGGCTGGACCGCGGTCTGGATCTGGCCCCTTGCCCTCAGCCAATAGGTCCGCCTGCCCTCGTTGACAAGCGTATTGTTTTCCACCATGTCGCCGTCGCGGGTCTGCTCGACCGAGGAGCGGTAGGCGTGGCAGAAGCTCTCCATGTCCCGCCATACGAGCTTCTGGTCGGCGTCGCGGTCGCGGTCGGACGCACCGAAGACGCGCAGGTACGCCGTCGCGAGGCTAGCAGCGGGCGTCCCCTCCGGCTGGCTGGACTCAGCCATCGGGACTACTGAGCCGCGTAGCCGGACACGACCCAGTTGATGTTGGCCGAGGCCGACGACGACTGGATGTTGAGGGCCGTGTTCGGGCTACCCCTTAGCGGCGTGGTGAGGTTGGCGACAAACGTGCCGCTCGTCGCGATAATGTTCGTCGCGAAGATGACGCTCGACCCGTCGAGGATCGACACGATCCCCGCCGTGGCTGCGCTGTTCGAGAGGATGATGTCCGTCACGTAAATGCGCAGGCTGCGCGGCTCGGCGCTCGTCTGCGAGATGGTGGGGGCTGGCGTCGACCCGCCCGTCGCCGCGACCTGCTGCGCCGGGAAGACCTGTACTGCGGACGCGCTCGCGAGGGGCGTGACGCCGCTTGTTGCCGAGAGGGGCGTGCGTGGTGCTACGGTTGCCATTGTGGGTTCCTTATGCTGATTGAGGTTGGGCCTGATCCAAAAGTCCGCCGGCCATCTCCTGGAACTTGGGAGGGGCCTTCCCCAGCTGGCCCGCGCTCTTCGCCGCGATCTCGGCGGCCTTGAGTTTCAGCTCCTGCTCCTGCATCTTGACCCGCTGCTGCTGCTTCGCCAGCACGTCCTTAAGCGGCGTGAAGTCGCTCTCGTCCATCCCGTTCATGCGGCCGAGATTGCGGCTCACCTGGTTCCAGTTGAAATTGTCGGCCACCTCGGGCCGGTTCTCCATGACGGGTTGGAGCGTCGCAAGCGTCTTCTCGACCGCCACGACCTTGTACTGCGTCAAGGCCAGGGTGACGCGGCTCTTGATGTTCACCTTGGGGGCGGCGAGCTCGGGCTCTCTCTTCGGGTCCTTGCCCTGCACCATGAGCGACTGGGGCGGGTCCTTGAGCTCCCCGCCTCGGTACGCTATCCCGATCGCGCGCCGCACGAGGGGGTTTATGAGCTCCGTCCGGTACTGGTCAAAGGTCCCTGTGAACTGGTCCATGTTTTCGCCTTGGAGAAGCGCAATCGCTCCGTAGGTCGACTCGGTGATCTTCTCCTTCAATTGCGCGAGCCCCTTGAAGATGTTGACGAAGAACGCCTCGTTTATGTCGTCCGCCGTCTGCTTAATCATCTCGACTAGCTCGGGCACCTGACCCTCGGTCATCCACTCCTTTGGCATCACGCCGCGCGCCATGTCCTCGGCGGGGACGACCGTCGCCGACCCCGCCGCCATCTCCACGTTCCCGTAGATGGAGTCCGGGGTTATGATACGTGGGAAAGCCTTCTGCTCCACGAGCGCCTGGTAGTTCGCGACAAAGTCGTTTATCTGCCTCGCGTCGGCCAGAACCTCGAAGGCGGGCGAGCACCCCCACACCTGGTTCTCCGTCCCCCAGCGCGACCAGCGGAGCGCAAAGTAGGGCATCTCCTCGTAGCCCCCCTCCATGACGATCTTCTTCTCGTCCTCGGCCAGGTACACGCTCTTGAAGGCCATGCCTTCGCTTCCCACACCTCCCTTCTTCATGTCGGCGTTCGGGTACACGCAGTGGATGAACTTGAACTCCTCGTCGTACTTCTGGGCCTTGAACGCCTTCTCCATCTTGGCCGTGAGTTCGAAGCCCTTCTGCTTCGCCTGCCGCACCGTGAGCTTGAACCAGCGGAAGACCGTGTCGACGATCTTCTCATCGTTCTCGGCGAGGCAGTAGGTCCCAACCTTGAACTGCTCGAAGTTGAACATCGTGTCCTTGCCCTCCTCCATGAACATGAGCCCCGTCCCGAACGTGCAGGCGCTCCGGTTGAAGGGCTGTATGACCGAATAGAAGTTGGACGACGAGAACCACTCCGTGATCTGCGCCGCCAATTCGTCGCACCAGATGGTGGCCGCGTCCTTGGCGAGATCGTCGCTCGAGATGGCCTGCGGCTGGCTCACGCGGTTAAGCCGGGCGTTCTGGGTCTTAGCCCGGTTGCGCAGGTTGTAGGGCGGCGAGAGGCCGAGCCACGGGTCCGTGGACGGGGTCACCCAGTTTCGCACGCCCACCGAGCACGTCTGGCTGGCACGGATCGGGCGAGACGAGAAGATGCGCTGGAACCAGTCTTGGGTGCTCTCGGTTTTCTCGGTGTTGATGTCCGAAACGTCGGGCCAGAAGTACTGGCTCAAAAGCTGCCACTGTGGATCGAAGACGCTGGAGCGCTTCTGCCGCAGCTTGTCGGCCCGCTTGAAGAGTCGCTTACCAAGATCGTCTGCCTCGTCAGCCACGGCGGCCTCCCGTGTAGCCCACCATGATCTTGCGCGTCGCGGCCTCGGCCTCGTGCGCCCTCACTCGCACCACGAAAAGCTCAAGCAAATCCTCATGCCCGTGCACCATGTGCGCCGCCCCGTGCCGGATGAGCTTCGCGTTCGCCCGCTCAAGATCCTGCTTGATGCGCTCCAATGTCTGCAACTCGAAGGCGTCCATCCCGCGCCCCATCTCGCGCCGGAAGTACTCGTGCCAGCTGTCGGGCACGATCTTCTCGAAACCGTGGGCCTCGGGCGTGTCGATCATTTCGCGGCCGCCGGCCCGTTGCCGCCCGGGGAGGCAGGTCCAACCCCCGCGGGCGGCGTGTAGCCAGGTCCGGCGTTCGTGTTCGTGGACAGGATGGATTTGCGCCGCAGCTGCTGCCGGAAGGTCGCCTGCTCCACGGCAAGGGACGCCGCGTTGTTCGCCGTCGGGGGCGCGGTAGGTGCCGGGATCGTCGGCTCGCTCGGGCTGCCGCCGCCCATGTTACGCTGGAGAAGCTGGGAGCGCCACTTCATGGTAGGTCAGTCGCTTTAGAACGGACACGGGCACAGTTCGCAAGCTATTATCGAATCGGTAGAAGCTCACGTGGTCGCAGTCGTCGGGCAGGATACGCCACGCGTCAGACATGTCGCCCGCCATGGCGACGATCATCCATGTCCGCGGGCCCGTGCGCTTTCCCATGATGAAGAAGGTCTCGGTCGAGTACACCCGGCCCGTCTGGTAGCAGTCCTCGAGCGCCGCAGCGAAGTCGTGCCCGTGCCGGACGTAAGTGAGCGCAATGCGGTCGAGCGGCGTCACCGGTTGACCATGATCTTCCGCCCGTTCCCCTGCCCGTACTTCGGCCTCTCGCGGCTCACCTGTATCCGGTGCCTTTGCGTGTCGCGCTCGTACACGCTCGCTCCGCCCTCCACCATGCCGTTCTTGTGCGCCTCGACGAACGTGCGAAAGGCGTCCGCCCCGTGGCTGTACTGGTTGTGGACCGGGATCTCCGTTATCATTCCCGTCTGCGCTTCGATCTTCTTCGTGTAGAAGTCGAGGCAGTCTATCCCGCTCGGCATCTCCATCTCGCCCAAGGTCCAGCCCTGCCCGCATCCCTCGGCGTCAATGAAGACCCGCGAGAGGAGCGCTCGCACGTCGTTTATCGAGTCCCAGAGTTTCGGCGTGCGTATGACCGTCTTCACTCGCCCGCGAAGCCCCGCCGACTCCAAATCGTCCTTGGCGCTCGCCCCGTGGCGATCCTGGCGCGTGCCGTCGTGGGGCAGATACACAGTGTGGACGCGCACGCCGAGCTCGTCCTCCATGGCGAAGATGATGTTCGCGTAGTGCGCGGGCAGTTCCCCCGTCCTCGCGTAGTAGCGGTGGGCTAAAATGTCGCGCCCCGAGAGCTGCAAGAGCCACATGCTCCAATCGTCCCCCTGCATCGAGTGGCCGATGTCAAAGAAGACGTAGGCCGGGATGTCGGGAACGACGCGCAGCTTGGTGATCCTCTCCTCGCGGCGCATCTGGTCCATCTGGCGGCCGTAGATCGCGTTGGCGATCGAGGCGTTGGGGTTGCACTCCATCTGAAGGTCGTAGGCTGAGTCTCCCATGGCTGCGCGCAGCGACTCGAGCTCCGCCGGCGGGATGATGCCGGTCTCACTCGCCCTTTCCATCATGTTGAGGACGCCCGGGTCGCCGAGCGACTTCTCGCGCAGCTTCCAGAGGCGGTAGCGCCCGCGCAGCATCCCGGCGTGCACCTCGAATCCCCTGTAGTCCGTGAGCGTGGGGGCCAAGTCGGTGACGACGTGGTCGGGAATGTCGTCCCGCTCGTCGTAGTAGATGCCGTCAAGGTACTGGCCGACGCCGCGGTGACCGTCCGCGCCGTAGAGCGTGAAGCGACGCCCGTCCGAAAACTCTATGGCAAGCTCGCTCTCTATCGGCCTGCACCCGGGAATGCGCCTAGTGTAGTATTTTAGGTAGCTCCACGCGATGTCCTTGGCGCGCACACGCGTGGGGTACATCCAGGCTATCTTCGGCGGCGCGTGCTCGCGGCCAGCGATGGGAATCTGGATCAGGCGGTGCGGCCCGTCGTTCGCGATGGCCACCGTCTTACCGCGCCGCCTGTGCGCGATCCAGTTGCACACGCGCTCGGTGCGGTCGTGGAAGCGGTCTACTGCGGCGTCTCTGGGGGTGTAGTCGATCTCGATTTCCACGTCAGCTGGATGGGGCCAAGGTCCTCGGCTCCGCCGATCGCGACCTTGTCGCCGTATTTCTTTGGAGCGAGCTTCATGGCGCGCCACTGGTAAGCGCTGATCTTCACCTTCGACGAATGCGCGTTCTCCTCCGTGCAGTCGTTGGCGGTCTGCAAAATCTTGTCGTCCATCACGTCGCCCTGAATTTCGCGCGCGCGGGCGTACCAGATGCGAAAATCCTCGTGGTCATCAAGCCAGTCGAACACGGTTCTCAAGCCCGGCATGTCCGGATCGAGGCAGATTGAGCGCAGGGACTCACCCTCAGCTATATGCTCAAGGAGCTGGTTCGCTATCGCCTCGGAGTACCCAGTTGGCCGGCCCATGCGCCGCTTTTCAGGCAA